GAAACAACGATGTCGACGTAGGTTGGGAAAGGTCAGAGCCCATTGTACTTTGTGTATAAACAATTACCTACTTCCAAGTCTCGGCTGGTGGCGAACTCACATGAAGCTATTTTTGAGATTAGATGGGACCGTAACTGGTTCCGTCTGACTGAAACAATCTACATGAAACTTATACATTATCACAAAGTGATAATGAGTATTCATATATAAATCATTTAATTAAAACGAAGTATATGTAGTTTGAGCGTTTAGCGAAAACTAATATCTACGAAGTAGATATTCAAACAGTTAAATAAATACATTACAGTATTAAGGAATACCACGATGAAAATGAATGACTTACTTGTTGAATCACAGCTTGATGAATTTATACCTCTGACTAAACAAGGCAGAGCTATTAAGAGAGCTGAGAAAGCAGGTGCTGCTGATTTAAAGCAAACAGTGCAAGACTTAAAAACTGAATTTGCAGGTATGTTAGGATCACAAGGCAAGAAATTTAAAACTGCAACTACTGATGATGTTATTCAATTTTTACAATCTAAAAAAGTAGACACTAAAAAAATTGATGCTAAACAGCCTATGGATCCAAAAAGAATTCAAACAATCTTTACTACGTTAGTTAAAGATAAAATGGGTGGTAAGAATGTTGCCACCGCTGCTGATAAAGCTGAACAGCCGGCAACTGATCCTAAAGTATTAAAGACTGTGTATGCTCAAACTAAAGATGCGTTTGCTCAACTTAATATGAAAGAGAAAAGACGTTTACTTGCTGCTCTTGAAAAAGACATTTCTGCTAACGCTAGAAAGCCAGCAGCTAAAGCGCAACCTGCTCCGTCATCAAAACCGAGAGTAAGAATAAAACCACAAGCCTAAAAGAATGGCAGTTGTGTTTTCTTAGTTGTTTCTAAATTATCTTTAATAATATCATTGATCAGTTGCCTGTCTTCGTAAGAGAGACAGAATCCTTCGTCTAAAGTCATGCCACCGCGCATATACCAACAAAGTTTCATTATTTCTGATTTTAATTCTTTTTGTTGATTTTCGTAGTTTTTAACTTCTTCTAGGATCTCAGCTACTGGCCAAGCTAAGATCCTTATACGAAAAAATTTGACTGATCAAAAGTAACTGGAACTTCCCAATCTTTAGGAACTCCTGCTGCAATATCTTCTTCGTTGCTTTGAACTTTAATAGGTTCAATTGCAAACTTTTTACGTTGTTCTTCAAGGTGGTCAGTAATTCCTTTAAAAAACTCTTTGTCAACATTGTCGATAAATTCTTCGATATGTACACTGTTTGTTACTTCATCATCACCAATTTGTAGTTTAGCAATGCTTTTACTTAACATATTTACAGTTAGATTAGTTAATTTTTTAAAACTTTCACTGAATCTGTTAAGTTTTTCACTATCGTCCATATCATCACTATTAACTAGACTAAAGATGCGTTGCTCTTCAAAAGTTTTTAAATTTCTTTCGGTAAATTCTTTATAACTTAGTGGACGTAATTCAACATTAATATCGCCAATTTTTAATTTGTTTTCGTATTCAGGTGTTACAAGTTTGTTTAGCACTTGTCTAAGATCGACGCTAAATTCTCTTTCTTCACCGAGCACAGGAACTTTTGTAGTAATGTCTAATTTTTCACCATACGTAGCAATTCTTATTGCTACAAGACAAGCGTCTAGGTCAACACTAGGCATAAGCCACGGGTTAGTAATATTTGGAATACAACTTTTAATAACATCGACAGTTGCTTGACCATTAAGTAAAGCATCTGGAGTTTTAATAATCAATTCATCCTTTGCTGTCATTGCAAACACTGGCAATTCGCCAGTCTCTGGCATGTTTAGTACTCCCTCTGGATAAAAATTTCCTCTACTAGGAAGAGTAATGTATACTTTAGGTTGTCTAAAGTATTTTCTCAAAGGGTTTTGTTCAATATTACTATTAAACTTTGCAGGATCAAATTCTGACATTCTGTTCTCCGTATAAATACAATGTATAAGTATGTATCTACTTTATTTATATGCGTAGTTAACTAGGAATAAATCTTTTGGCTGAACAAACAGAAATTACTAATATAGGCGGTGAAGGAGTTGCAAGTGAAGTAACTCTTGCTAATCTTTTGGCTGTTACAGAACAAATGGCTAAAAAAGCCGGTATTGATCCTAAAGATGTTAACAAAAAATTAAAGGCGTTAAGTACAGCAACTACGGATACTATTAAAGTTAGTACAAAAAATAGAGAGTCTTTAAAGAAAAATACTAAAGCAGTAGACGAATCTACTAGTGCATTTTCAAAAGTAGGCGGTGTAGTAGGCGGAGCATTTTTAAGTAGTCTTAGTGCAATTGCTAGAAGCGGCACTGAAATGACTAGGGCATTCATTAACGGTGAGACTTCGTTAACTGCATTTGCTAGCCAAATTCCTTTAGTAGGAAATCAACTTAGCATACTAACTGGATTATTTGACAATAGTTTTGCAGCTTTTCAAAGCGTAGCAACTTCAGGAGCAGCATTTAATAATAGCTTGACAGATTTAAGAAACGCGGCAGCTGGTGCAAGAATGCCATTAGAACAATTTGCTAGTATGATCGGTGCAAATTCAGACAAGCTTGCAGCACTAGGTGGTACTGCAACACAAGGTGCGCAACAAATTGCTACACTTAATAAAGCACTTGGCGGAAATAGAAATGATCTGTTGAACATGGGCATGAATTATCAAGAAATTAACGAAGCATTAATTGATTTTCAATACTTACAAAGAGCTGGTAATAGAGGAAGACGTCTTGACGCTGCTGGACAAAAATCACAAGCAGACGCTGCTGCACGTTATACTAAAAATTTAGTTACACTAGGTAAACTTACTGGCGAAGACGTAAAAAGTCAACAAGAAAAAATTGCCCAAGCACAAATGGATGTTGCTATGCAAGCTAAACTTGCAAGAATGACTCCAGAAGCACGTGAGAAATTTAATAATGAAATGGCACTCGCAGCAACAGCTGGCGGCGATGCTATGGTTAACGAATTAAAGAGACAGTTTTTAGGAATGCCTCCAATGACAGAAGAAGCTGCACTGTATGCTAGTCAGTTTGGAGAAAATGTAGCTCTTGTTTCAAGACGATTAGAAGGAGTTTATGATGCAAATTTAACTGCTGCTGATATGGCTACTAGCAGCACTGATTTTATGGTAGAGGCAATTAAAAACAACTCTGCTGCTTTTGGAAGATTAGAACCTGGACTTACAGCCGCAGCCGCAGGATTAGATGGTCCTATGGCAACACTTGCTGATCAACTTATGGGAGCAGGTGTTCAGTTTACTGATTTTATTGATGCAAACGGCAAAGTTGACGAAAAAAGACTTAGAGAAGCAGTTGAATCAGCAAAAAAAGAATCAGACGCACGAGACAATGCAACAAATAGTGTAGCAACATTTATGGATACACTAAAAACAGTTCAAGAAGCATTCCAAACACAAATCGTTAGTCCGTTAATGGATGCAGTTGAGCCTGCATTCCAAGCAATAATTAAAGCACTTGCGCCTACTGACGAAGAAGGAAATCCGATCGAAGGTTCTGGGTTTACAAATGCAATTACAACAGTAAGTGATTATATAAACAATGAACTTGCTCCGGGCATACTTAACTTTATTGAAGCATTTAAAGATGATCCTAAACAAGCAATATTAGATTTATTTTCAAGAGGAACTGCTGCCCTTACAACTACAATTAAAGACTTCTTCCTTGGCTCAATGATGACAGGTCCGCTAATGCCTGGTCAAGAAAGAGAACGAGAAGGCGGCTTCTTACAAGAGACACTAGTGCCTATTATGAAAGAGTTAGGAACTTCACTAGTTAATGGCATGACAGACGGAATATCGAATCTTTGGAATAATACTAATGTTATTGAATGGATGGGTGTAGGTATTGCAGGATTATGGGCATCTAGTAAAGTAATAAGCGCAATGACTAGTGGAGTAGGCAGTTTATTAAGTGCTGGTGTTACACGAATGAAAAATGCGCCTGTGACAGCTTCGAGTCCGGCCGCTACTACACCTGATCCAAAAACAGGCAAGAAAATTGCTGGAACTGCCGCTAAAAACTTATTAAGAAGACTAGGTCCGTTAGCATTGTTATTTGGCGCATACGATATTGGCACAACACTAACAAATGATGATTTGTCTAGAGACGAAAAACAACAAGCAGTTGTAGAAACCGGCGGCGGCATGGCAGGCGGCACAGCAGGTGCTATAGCAGGCGCAGCTATTGGTTCAGTTGTTCCAATTGTAGGAACTGCAATCGGCGGCATCATCGGCGGCGCATTAGGATATTGGGCAGGCTCTGCAGGCGCAGGAGCAATAAACGAAGCAATAACTTCAGATGAAGGAACAGCCGAAGTTAGTAATACATTAACACCAACACCTCTTTCAACAGCAGAATTAGCAACCGTTAATAATCCTACACTACAAGACAACATAGACGCACTAAAATCACTTGACGCATCGTCAGTTACAAGTTATACTGAAGCAGTAGAAGGATTAGTCGAAGCTCTAAACAAGTTAAACGAAGAGTTGTCTCAAGATAATGATACAATGTTTACAAGTAGAGCAGACGCCGGTGAGCTTTTAAGTGGTATTAGTACATCCACAAGTGGTACAAGTCGCGGTACAGAACAGTTAAATAATACAATGCAGCAAGTATTGATGTTATTACGTGAAATGCGTGACTTAGATGTAAGTGTTGAGCGCAATACAAGAAATATAGTAGGAAGCAATATAGCCCGAGGAAGCGTAAGTAATGTTGGGTCATAAGGAGCAAAAATAAATGTCGTGGAAAAAATATTTTACACCAGTACCCACAGGAGATAATCAAAACGGTAGCTATTCGCCGCTGACCAGTCGAGGTAATGGTAATATGGCTGGCCCTGCTCGCTCTAATTATTCAAGTTATTTGCCTGATGTTTATGTAGGCTCTCCTAATCGTGTTGAACGCTACGGACAATACAATACTATGGATCAAGATTCAGAAGTTAATGCTGCACTTGATATTCTTGCTGAATTTTGTACACAAAAGAATAAACAAAACAATACTCCGTTCCTTGTAGACTACAGAGGCAAAACTGCAACTAATAGTGAGATTACTATTATTGGGCAGTATTTGCAACAGTGGAATAAACTACAAAACTTTGAAACTAAGATTTTTAGAATATTACGCAACGTATTTAAAATGGGAGATCAGTTCTTCTTACGAGATCCAGAAACTAAAAAATGGTTTCATGTCGATCCAGCAAACGTAACACGTATTATTGTAAACGAAAGCGAAGGTAAAGTTCCTGAGCAGTATGTAATTAAAAATGTAAACTTTAATTTTAAAGACGGCATTGCAACAACACCGTATGTAAACAACGGTAATATGAGCCCTGCGGGCGGCGGACAATATAGTAGTTCTAGTACAGTAGGCGGCGGCGGAGCCAAAGGTATGGTAGGCCCACAGTCTAGTATGAGTGGAAGTAGATTTACAACTGATGATAGTGAATTTACAGTTGATGCCGATCACGTTGTGCATTTAAGTCTAAGTGAAGGTTTAGATAACAATTATCCATTTGGTAATTCATTACTTGAAACTATTTTTAAAGTTTACAAACAAAAAGAATTACTCGAAGATGCGATTATTATCTATCGAGTACAACGTGCGCCTGAGCGCAGAGTATTCTACGTTGATGTGGGTAACATGCCAAGTCACCTTGCTATGCAATTTGTTGAGCGTGTCAAAACGGAAATACATCAAAGACGTATCCCATCGTCAACAGGGGGCGGTCAAAATGTTATAGACAGTTCATATAACCCCTTGTCAATCAACGAAGACTACTTCTTCCCTCAAACAGCAGAAGGTAGAGGTTCTAAAGTTGAAACACTTCCAGGCGGTACAAACTTAGGAGAGATTGATGACCTTAGATACTTTACTAATAAGTTGGTACGCGGCTTACGTATCCCAAGTTCGTACTTACCAACTGGAGCAGATGATTCAGCTTCGCAATATAATGATGGCAGAGTGGGAACAGCTTATATCCAAGAGCTACGCTTTAATACCTATTGTGAACGTTTGCAAAACTTAGTTGTTGAAGAGTTTGACACAGAGTTTAAACGCTACTTACTCGAAAAAGGTGTAAACATTGACACTGCAATGTTTGATCTTAAATTTCAACCACCGCAGAACTTTGCAAGCTATAGACAAGCTGAAATTGATAATGCTCGTGTACCTACATATACACAAATGAGTGCTATACCTTATATTTCAAATCGCTTTGCAATGCAACGCTTCTTAGGATTGTCAGAAGAAGAACTTGCAGAGAACGAACGTCTATGGCGCGAAGAAAACGAAGAAAATCTTGAGCCGATTCCAGGAGATGCAAATGCAGAAATGCGCGACGCAGGAATTAGTAGTGCAGGAATTGCAGATGACTTAGGCGGAATAGAGGATGAAGCACCTGAAGGTGCTGGCGGCGAAGACGGCGGTGACGGAACAGCACCTGACACTGTTACAGGACAAGAGCTAGGGGCTCCGGCACCAGGAACTGAACAAACGATATAAATACAATATGATACTTAGAGAATTATTTTATCACGACCCGGAAACTGTTAACTCTGTAGAAGACAAACGCTACGAGGCAGACTATGATGACTCGCCTATGAAAAAAGACGATACTCGCAAAACACGGTTAACTCTAAGCCAAATCAATCGAATCCGCAAAGCATCTGAGCTACATACAGAAGAAAAGCGTAAAGAACAAGAGTTCGTAAAGCAAATGTATGGTATAGCAGCAAACGCAGAAGCAGGCGGAGTTTAATTATTGAAAAAAATAGCTTTTGTGCTAGGCAATGGCACTAGCAGAAAATCAATCGATTTAAATCAACTAAAAGAACACGGAACTGTATACGGTTGTAATGCACTGTATAGAGAATTTGAACCAGACTATCTTGTAGCAGTTGATGCAAAGATGATTTTAGAAATTAATAAAGCAGGTTATCAGCACGATCATAGTGTATGGACAAATCGCAATCGTGCATACGATAAAATGAACGGATTTAACTTTTTTCAATCTAGTAAAGGGTGGAGTTCGGGTCCTACAGCTTTACATTTAGCCAGTGAACATAAAAATAATGAAATATATATTTTAGGTTTTGACTATACTGGTATAGACAATAAACTTAATAACATTTATGCTAATACTTTTAACTATAAAAAAAGTCACGAACGTGCAACTTATCACGGCAATTGGCTTAGACAAACATTAATTACTTGTCAAAAATTTAGTGAAAAAAGATATATAAGAGTGTTAGGAGATGACGCTTTTATTCCAAAAGAATTCTCTAACATAGAAAATTTATCACATATTACAGTTGAAGAATTTAAAAAATTCTTCAATTTTTTGTGATATTCTTAAAAACGGCTCGTTTTGAGCCTATTTGTACGTACTTTTCTGTTAATAGAGTAAATATATTATGACAGCCTCGTACAGGAGTTATCTTCTGTGCATTAAAAACATTTATAGGAGTTAAGAAAATGGCAGATCAAAATAAATTTGAAAAGATGCTAGAGCTACTTGTCAACGAAGACAAGGCAGCAGCACAAGAATTATTTCACGAGATTGTAGTTGAAAAATCACGTGATATCTATGAGTCACTACTAGAAGACGAAGCAGATGTTGAAGAAGCAACTGACGAAGAAGTAGATGAGTCAGACGAAGACCTAGACGAAGCAGATGATGAAGAAGTTGATGAGTCAGACGAAGACCTAGACGAAAACTTTGACATGGATTCGTTTGAAGTAGAAGCAGACGACGACATGGGCCCAATGGACCAGACAGGCGACTTAGCTAACGACTTAGGCATGGACATGGACGGTGAAGAAGGCGATGAAGACGAAGGTGAAGAAGGCGATGTTGAAGATCGTGTTGAAGACCTAGAAGATGCGCTAGACGACCTAAAAGCAGAATTTGAAAAAATGATGGCTGGTGACGACGAAGGCGACGACATGGATGACATGGACGACGACGAAGGTGAAGAAGAGCCAGAAGAAGCATTTGCATTTGAAGCAACAGACGAAGAAGTTGAAGAAGCAGCTGACGAAGAAGTTGAAGAAGGCGCACATAAAAGAGAAGTAACAGCTGACATGGAAAAAATGTCAAAAGCAGAATTTGCTAAAAAGCATGGCAAAGAAATGGCTGACGACATGTATGAAGCTGAAAAAAGCGCAGGCGAAACAATGCGTGAGTATGTAGAAAAAGTATCAGCAACAATGGGTGACAATGGCGCTAATACTAAAAGTGCAGTAGCAGGTCCAAACGATATGGGCGGAACGGCTGCAAACTTAGCACAAGGTGCAGACGAAAAAGGTGGATCAGCAGATTCAGCTAAAGAAGACAATGCAGGTAACGTAAACGTACCAGGCGCAAAGGCTTCTAAGTCAATGACACCAAATG